GAACCATACGTCGATTACTACGACCTGACAACCGAAGTGGACTGGACGTACAAAGTGGCAAGGGACAAAGCGTGGCAGATCACACCAATGGGGCAGCTGAACGGCCGCATCTTTGAGTTTAAGTACAAAGAAGATGCTGATTTCTACAACGAACAGTACAAGAAAAAGTACAACCAGGCATACGGCGACCGGCAGTTCGACACTGGTTTCCAGTTCGCCCAGGATAAAATTTCAGCAGAAGTGATGTTCAGCCCTTCGCCACTGGTCAAGTATGACAGCGACGACAAATACGTGGTGGCGATCTATAAAAAATCCAATGCGCTGAGCGCGGAGGACCGGATGGACAGTAATATCCGGGTTCTGTTCAGTAAGAAAATCACAGGCGTCACCAGCTGGGATATTAAAAGCGGGGTAAACAACCACAGCAAAACATCATACGGATACGCCGGCCATCTGGATGATCCGGATAGCCCGACAAAGGATTTAAACTTTGGCGCACCGAATGAGGTGTACGGATCGGTGACTTCTTACCCTTCAGCCAACCTGTTCAACAAATACTGGAGCAGTTACGTGGCGGAGATTGCCGATAAGGACAGCAAGCTGCTCAAGTGCCATGTGTACCTCACAGCTTTGGATATTGCCCGCCTCGACTTCTCGATACCCGTATTTATTGACGGAGTGCGCTTCCGGCTCAACAAGGTGGAAGATTACGACTACACCAATAACGACTTAGTAAAAGTGGAACTATTAAAAATAATCAACAATGGCTGAACGGATAGGGGCTGAAGTAGAGGTCAGGTACCAGAGCGTGGGTGAAATGCGCAAAGCGATCAAAGAAGCTACCAGCGACGTGATCCGAATGCAGCAGGAATTTGGCTCAACCTCCAAAGAAGCAATGGCTGCCGCTAAACGAGTGGCGGAACTGAAGGACCGCGTGAAGGAGGCTTCCGAGGTAGCGGATCTGTTCGACCCCGGTAATAAGTTTAAAGCGCTGGGCAATACCGTCATGGTGGCCGCTAACGGTTTCACCGCACTCCAGGGTGCAATGGGGCTGCTGGGCGTGGAAAGCGAAGATTTGGAAAAGCAGCTGCTGAAGGTTCAGAGCGCAATGGCGTTAACACAAGGACTAAGTTCCCTGGCTGATTCAGGCAAAGAGTTTATGCGACTTGGCTCGATTATTCAGAATCAGGTAACAAAAGCGTTCACCACATTGCGGGGGGCCATTATCGCGACTGGCTTTGGTGCACTGGCAGTTCTTCTCGGTACAATTGTGGCGTACTGGGAAGATATTGTGTCTTTGGTGGACGGCGTAAGTACCTCCCAGAAGAAGCTGAATGCTGAAACACAAAAGAACCTTGAAACGCAGCAGGAAAAGGTAAAAGCGCTGGACTCACAGGATAACGTGCTGAAGCTGCAAGGAAAAAGCGAGCGCGAAATATTGCAGTTAAAAGTACAGCAGGTCAAAGAAGCAATAGCAGCGGCAAAAGTAAACATTGAAAACGCCAAGATAACAAAACAAGCTCAGGTTGAAGCGGCAGAGCGTAACCAGCGAATTCTGGCGGGATACCTTAAATGGATACAGGCACCAATTGTGCTGCTGTCCAAAGCCTTAGACGGGATGGCTCGTTTGGTGGGTAAAGATTTAGGGTTGGAGGCGAAAATAGACGCGCTCACAAAATATGCAGCTTCTTTTGTTTTTGACCCTGCCGAAACAGAAGCGAAAGGGGAGGCCAATATCAACGCCGCAGTTGCGACATTAAATGAACTGGAGAACAGGTACGCAGGTTACCAATTACGCATTAAGGAGATAGACAAAAAAGCGGCTACAGAATCCAAAAAAACTGCAGACGATAAGAAGAAAGAGGAAGAAGAGCGGCAGCGTGCCTTGGCCGAACAGCGCACAAAAGACAGGGAAGCAGAAGCGGCAGCAGAGCAGGCGTGGCTAAATCAGCAGGTGAAAGCCAACGCCGATGCTAACGCAGCTATCGACAAGGAAAACGAAGAGTTTCAAAAACGCGAACAGGAAAGGCAAGAAAAAAGAATACAGGACCAGCTGGCGTATAACCAAGCACTGATTCAAGCTGAACGTGATCTGCAGGCGGCGAAGTTTGATGCAGCTCAAGCAGGAGTTAATTTACTTATGCAGCTTGCTGGAAAAAACAAAACACTTGCCAATACTCTGTTCATTCTTGATAAAGCGCTGGCCATTGCAAGGGTTGTCGTTAACACACAGCAGGAAATTGCTGGGTACTGGGCAAACCCGACGTGGTCTCTTATGCCTGACGGAGGTGCTACCCTAAAAACGGCAATGAGTTTAAAGGCTAAAATCAGAGCAGGCATAAGCATTGCGACAATAGCCGCTTCAACAATTCAGAAGTACATGAGCGGAGCTGGGGGCGCGAATAATACACCACAGCCGCAAATTGGAAATATTACTACCGCTGCGCCAATGCAGGCGGCCCTGTCACCGGCAGCCCAGGCGCAGGCATTAAACGCGCAAGCCATTAACAATATGGGCAACCAGGCGGTTCAAGCGTATGTATTGAACAGTGACCTGCAAAACAATAATCAGATCAACGCATTCTTGCAGCGTAATGCAAGTATAGGTTAACATGGACAAGCTCCCTATTTACCGACTTGAAATCAGCGAAGACCTCGACGCTCCGCAGGAGGTATCTGCCGTGGCGCTGGTGGATATGCCCGCCATCGAACAGCCGTTCTTCGCTTTTGATAAAGTGCAGCGTTTTGCCATCGCTTCGGAAGACGAGCGCATCGTGGTAGGCCCTGCCATGATCCCGGACATGCCGATCTACCGGCGTGACGAGGCCGGCGAATACTACGTGGTGTTCGATAAGAAAACCATCGAAAAGATCGCTCTGAAGTTCTATGCGAAAGGACTGCAGGACCAAGCCAACGAAATGCACAGCAAGCCGGTTGAAGGCGTGGTGTTCTTCCAGTCGTGGATTGCCGACGAGAGTAAAGGCATCCCGAAAATGAAGCAGTTTGAAGACCTGCCGGACGGTACCTGGTTCCTCGGCGCCAAAGTAGAAAATGATGAGACCTGGGCGAAGGTAAAAGACGGCACTTTCAAAGGGTTCAGCGTGGAGGGCTATTTCGACATGAAGCCCGTGCAGCTGCAGGCCAGTCGCACACCGGAACAAATCATTGAAGCAATTTTTCAACTCGTAAAAGACATCTGATGGAAACAGCAGACGTAATCATTGCGGGCGTGTTCGGTTTTCTCACCGGCGTCACCGTGACGTGGGTGCACTACTACAACAAGCTCAAAAAATAAGCGTATGAAGATACTCGTACTGACGCAGCAGCACAGCGGTGTGGGCTACCACCGCCTCATGCTGCCCACCATTCTCATGGAAGGTAAGGAGCGCGCCCGGATTACCGACACCATCACAGAAGGGCTGCTGGATGAAGGCTGGGACATCGTGTGGCTCAGCCGCACCTGGGACAAAGATGATATTTTCGAGTTGCGTGCAAAGTACGGGTTCAAAGTTATCGTCGATGTGGATGATTACTGGATACTGGATGCCCACCACATCATGTACGACGGATACATGGATGCCAACTACCCGACAGCCATTGTCCGGCACCTGCGCAAAGCGGACCTGGTCACCTGCACCCATGAACGGCTGGCGGCTATGGTGCAGACCTACAACGACAATATCCTGCTTTGCCCGAATGCCATACCATACGGCAATGGCCAGTTCCACAGCGACCGCTTCGAGACAGAGTTCGTTAAGTTCTTCTGGGCGGGAGGCATCACACACCGGGAGGATCTGAAGCTGCTCAAAAATCCCATCAGCAAAATCACTGGGTCTGTGCATTTCGTTATCGGCGGCTATACGGACAGCAACGAAACGGAAATAGCGCACTGGAAGCCTATGGTGGACTATTTCACCAACTACGGTAAGCAATCCAATACCATTATGCGCGGCCGCCCCATAAGTGAATATTACGACCTGTACAGCGCTGCAGACGTGGCACTTATCCCGCTGTTGAAAACTATGTTTAACACGTATAAAAGCAACCTCAAAATACTGGAAGCTGCCGGTAAGAAGATCCCGGTGGTGGTAAGTGCTGTGCATCCTTACCTTGGCTTCCCGGAAGCGTTGGTAAACTACGTCCGCACAGAGGGAGACTGGCTGCGTCACATGGAGCGGTTACGTGACAGCCGGGAGTTGCGGGAACAGCAAGGGCAGGCGCTGTACGAATACTGCCAGCAGCACTACAATTTCGACGAGATCAACAAGGCCCGTGAATCGGCCTTTTTGTCGCTTCTGCAGCCTTACAAATAAAAAAAAGTCCCTTTTTGGCAGGTGCCCGTATTTATGGGCATGAAGAATCCTTTAAGCGTACTTCAGGATATTAAAGCGCTGGTGGCTAAGTTCAACGAAGCCCCGGAAGCTCCGGCTGCACCTGCAGCCCCTCAGCAACTTGCCGCTGAGTATTCCCTCGTGGATGGAACCAAAGTATTGATCAGTGAGCTGGTTGCCGGCGGCACCGTTACACTGGAAACCGGAGATCCTGCGCCTGCTGGAAGCCACACGCTGGCTGATGGTACGGTGATCGAAGTGGGAGAAGCCGGTGTGATCGCTTCTGTAACTCCTCCCCAGGTTGAAGAAGTGGAAGCGCCCGAAGCTGAGGATATGGGCAAACAATACTACCAGAAAATTGAAGCTATTGAAGCCGAATTGGCCAGCTTAAAAACAGCACATGAGTCGCTGAAAGAAGCATTCGGCAAGCAGGGTGAAATCAACAACGCGCTGCTGGAAATGATGGAAACGCTGGTGAAAGAACCTGTCGCTGAGCCGACAGTAAAACCCAACGGATTCAAGCGCCACAGCATACCCGACAAGCGGGAGCAGGTGGCATTTCGCATCAACGACATCTTAAACAATAAAAAATAAGCGAACATGGCTTTTGAATTATCAGGCTTAACCGCCTACACCGAACAGAACGAACAGGACCTTGTGGTGAAAAGCCTGTTCGATGCTACCACTCAGCGCGCTATCCAGACTCTGGGTAACGTAATGCTGGGCGTAAAAAGCAGCAAGACAGTAAACCGCATGGACACCGATGCGTTCTTCCAGTCTGACAGCAACTGCGGATTTACCGCATCTGGCACCACCGAATTTACGCAGCGCTCGCTGACCGTAGGTAAGGTGAAAGTGCAGGAAGCACTTTGCCCCAAAGACATGGAAGCATACTACCTGCAGAAAGCCCTCCCCGGCGGCAGCACGTATGATACCATCGCCTTTGCCAACGATTACACCAATCTGAAAACCGGCAAGATTGCAGAAGCCCTTGAAGAGGCTATCTGGAAAGCTACTGGAAGCGGCTACGGTGGAACCAACGGCCTGCTGAACAAATTCAAAGGCATCCGCCAGCATATCAGCGAAGCAGGCGGTGATGTGGTTGACGCTAACACTACCGGATACTACGGTACACCGGCCACTGCGATCAACTCTTCCACCATCGCAAAGAACGCTGTGAAAGCAGTGATCAAAGCACTCCCTGCCAAGATCCAGGGCAAGAGCGATGTGCGGATCTTCTGCGGATACGACACATACAACCTGTTGGTTGATGCTTATGTGGACGCCAACCTGTTCCACTTCGCCCCCGGAGTGAACAGCGACGATCAGAACCTGCCTGAGTTCACTGTTCCCGGCACTTCTTACAAAGTGATTCCGGTACATGGCCTCGACGGAACTGATGCGATCTATGCTTTCCGCATGGCCAACATCTTCCTGGGTACTGACCTGCAGAACGAGGAAGAAGCCTTCCAGATGTGGTACAGCAACGACGACATGAACGTGAAGTTTCACACTGCGTTCAAGATCGGTGTGCAGTTCGCCTTCATGGACGAGGTGGTGAAATTTGAAGCGTAACCAATTCAATAACGGGGAGGCGTAACAGCCCCCCCTCTTTAAAAATAGCATTATGGCCTGTGCGCTCACAAGTGGCTATTCGTTAGACTGTAAAGACTCCAGCGGCGGTATTACGGAGGTGTACTTCATCGAGAAGGCGAACATCAGCTCCGTGGCTACTGCTTCCGGCGTAATTACAGGCATTACGAAAGCCTCCAACAAAAGATTCTGGAAATACGAACTGCCCAAAGAAACCGGCAACTTCACCAACAACCCGCAGCCTAACCAGGAGAACGGCACGTTGTTCTTTGAACAGACGATGACCATTGTGGTGAACAAGCTGAACACGGCAGTGAACACTGAAATCAAGCTGCTGGCGCAGAACCTGTTGGTGGCTGTTGTAAAAGACAACAACAACAAGTTCTGGATGCTCGGTAAAGATCGCGGTTTGGACATGAGTCCCAGCACCAGTGGTTCCGGCACTGCATTCGGCGACCGTAACGGCTACCAGCTGGAGTTCATGGGTAAAGAACCGGACGGCATTATCGAAGTGGATTCTGCAACGGCAGCAGCACTGGAAACAGCAGGATAGTTTTCTCATACGCAGCAATTTTAGGAGCCCTGCCCTGTTTAGGGCAGGGTTTTTTGTTAACCGTATTTATAGTTGATATGCTCAGACTCACGCTCGGACAAACGGCAGACCTCTACCTCACGCTGGCGGAATCGCAGACGATCACCGATGCGAATTTCCTGTGCGTATTTACCAGCCGTGCGACAAATGAAAAAGTCAAGTTTGTCCTGGCGAATGCTTCTGATGAGTCCGATTTCAAAAGCCGGTACAATCTGTTCACCATCACTGTCAACGACCACTTTACAGAATCCGGATTTTACCATTATAAGATTTACGAACAGGCAAGCGCTGACAACGAAGACGAAGCACTGGCCGGTGCCGTAGTAGAGCAGGGGCTGGCATTCGTAAGCGACAGCACCGACGTGAGCTACACACAATTCAATAATTCAACCACATACACTTTGTTCGATGCAGAATAAAATAGCCATCATAAAGTTTGCAGACGTACCACTGCCGAAGATGAGAGAATCGAAATCGGGCAAGTGGATCAACTACGGCGACAACAACAAATACCCGAACATGTTGCTGGAAATGCTGGGTAAAAGCAGCAAGCACAACGGCATCGTATTGGGGAAGGTCAATTATATCGTTGGCCAGGGCTTTGACATAAAGCAGCCAGCCAACAAATACGAAAGCCTCGACGAAGTGCTCAAGAAGGTGGCGCTGGATCTCGAAGTGTTTGGCGGCTATGCGCTGGAGGTGCACTATAATGCACAAGGCCAGAAAGCAGCGTTTTATCACGTGCCGTTCCATAAAGTACGGACCAATAAAGACCTGACACAGTTTTTTGTGAAGGACTGGGAAAGCCTTAAAGCAGGAGAAGAGCCGGAAGCTATACCCGCTTACAACCCACAGGTTTGGGCGAAAGAAACAAAGCAGCTGCTGTACTTTAAAGAGTACCGCCCTGGTTGTGAAGTGTACCCTCTGCCCGGCTATGTGAGTGCGCTCAACGCAATTAAAACAGACATCGAGATCAGCAAGTACCATCTCAGCACCATCAGCAACGGCATGTTCTCTTCTAAGCTGCTAAGCTTTTATGAAGGGTTCGGAACAGATGAAGAAAAAGCGGTTATCGAAAAAGCATTTAAGAACAAGTTCACCGGCAGCGAGAATGCGGGAAGCATTATGCTGTACTTTGGAAAAGACCCGAACAAAAAGCCGGTGGTGGAAGACCTCAGCAATACAGAACTCGATAAGCATTTCGAGATCATGGGTAAAACCATTCAGCAGGAAATCTTTGTCGGTCACCAGGTGACCAGCCCGATGCTCTTCGGCATCCGGGTGGAAGGGCAGCTGGGAGGACGCAGCGAGATGCGCGACGCCTACGGGATATTCAAGAACACATACATCAATGACAAGCAGCAGGCGCTGGAGCAGGTCTTTATGGAGCTGCTTGGTAAACCTGTAAAAATACAGCCTGTCGAGCCGGTATCTGTCGAGTTCAGCGAACAGACACTGCTGCAGATAGCGCCCAAACGGTGGCTGCAGGAGAAAGCAGGCATTGACGTATCACAATATCCGGAAGAAGCGACGCAAGCGCAACCTGC